TTTATATTTTTTTAGAATTACTGTAACCTTCTATAACTATGTAACTTCCCAATGGAGCCAAAGGCTTTGAGGGTTACAAAAAAGTTTCAGGTTTCACCCATTTTGATACCACACAATCAACTATCCTTCCAACTCTGACAATATTGCTTTTTCAGTAATTGCTACAATATCAACCCAACTACGTTGTGTAACCTTCGACTGTGTAACCACAAAAGTTGTATATCGATGCGTTTTCCCGTTGATTTTGATCACTTTGCTGGGCTCACTTTCACCTTGAGCCTCCATTGCGCGACGAATATATTGCGTTTTAGCTTTAGCGTCGTAGCCCCAGCGTTCGCATAAAACAGATAGTTGCGCAGGAGTAAAAGCAGCTTCTCCGTTGCAATGCTCACGTGTCCAGTCAGCCAATTCTTTGGCAAAAGCTTCTAATGGAGACTTGCTTAGCTCAATCGCTTTCTGCTTATACGCCGTCATTGGCGCTGGAGCGTAGGGATCAAAATTACTAATATCACGACTCAAATACCAGTCAAGAACAGCTGAGAAGCCAGAGCCTTGGTTGGATCGAGCCCAGCGCATCATGGCACTAACACGTTCCAGAATATCTTGTTGACTGAAGGTAGGGCACTTATAAATAGCTTCTCGACGGCTACTGGCGCCCATATGAGTGATGTAGGGCTTATTGGATGTGAATACATAATTCACGTAATTCTTGACGGTGTATTGAGCGCCATATTTGTTGTTGATAAGAATCTCCTTGCCGGTAATGAGATTCTTTAATTTAGCGCTATGGTCATCGCGGTCTGAGCTTGGCTCATTGACCACCACAAAGATCTTTCCTTTCATGACGCCGTTGAAGTTGGAGAAAAGATCATCTGGCCCCAGCGTAGCAGCCGGAGAGTTTTCTCCCATACCAAGCATTTCAGCGATGAATTCAGGAATGGCTGATTTGCCCATACCTTCCATGTCATGAATGAACTGTGGCGTGGTGTTATTACGCCTCCATGGGTATTGAATGATATTGGCTACCCAATCATGCCAGTATTTGACAAACTCTGGCTCAGCCTGAAAGAAGTAATCACAAAAATCTAGATATGGGCTGGGGTCTCCAGGTATAGGCTCATGAGCCCAATCTTTAAATAGGTTATATTTCTTATCCGGCGTAATCTGCAAACCTTGGAACTCCGGATACATACCTACCTGCTCTATTTTGCAGCAGCGTGGCCATTTTTTGTACTCATCCAAAAGCGCTATATCTTTGGTGGTAACGTTACCACGACTGCTAGTATTGACCTGAGTAAAGTATTGCTGCGCACTATCGATTTTGGCTTTGTTCCAATTAAGAATGAGCCCGTCCTTTAAGCGAATCACATCTCCATTGAAGAGAGCGTATTGAGTCTTGAACTCATAAAGCTTAGTTTCCATTGTATCAACACCATTCATCACCACCGATGTGGCAGTTAATACACTTGCAAGGCTACCATTGCTTAATAGGTGGTCGTCAATAGCATACTTAGAGCCCACGCCAGGGCCAAATTTGCCAACGCGGCAAAGGTGAACCACAGCCCCCAGGCCACGTAGAGTGACAGCCAACTTAGTTTCAGCCATGGCAACTTGTTCATTGGGCTCGCCATCTTCTTCTTTTCCGTCGTAATCAAAGACAATATAAACAGTTCGGTGTTTTTCTTGGAAGCTGGTTTTGCGCCTCCAAGCTATTTTCATCAGGTCGGCGTGTAGAGGCAGGCCAGATTTGTCAGTCCAACTGGTGACGCCTGCCAAGCCAATAGGCGCGTAGAGGCTGCCGTCAGCGGTAATTTGCTTCAGAATCTGATATGCTTTGAATTCCCCTTCGGTGATGATGATGGGAATATCCACATCCTGAGCAATAGCTTTCCAATTGGCGCCAGGTGGGAAATAGATATGAGAACCTGAAGCTCTAGGCTGAGAGTATTTCATTTTGCTCTTGGGGAAGAGCAATCTGACTCGATTGAAGCCAGTTGGTTGGCCTGAGAAATCGTAATAAGGTAATTTGACGGACCATTCTTTGGTGTGGCCAAGAAGGTCGTATGTCTCATCAGGTGTCAGAAGTTCTAAGCCGAGAATCTTGCAATCGGTATCATCGAACTGTCTATCTGCTGTGAAGCTGGTATATAATTGCTCAGGTGATGTTGTTTGGGCGGCGAAACCGGATGACATTCGTAATCCCTGTAGTGAAAGTGAGGCTCTCTATTGTGCAGATAGAGAGCCTTATTTTTTATCATGACTGCGTAAATCGGATTTTGCTTGTTCAACAATCAGAAATTCGCAACCGCAGAGTGTAAGCGCCACCTTTCGGTAGCACCTGCCACTATTATATTCACCATCCATTGTACATGGATGAAAAATGTATGTAATATTTTCTTTGTGTAATGTCTGACTGTTGAAAGGAGCTTTATGTCCCAATTACTCTCTATCATAATCATCTTATTCTGCGGTGCGATTGTAGCTGTTCTAGGTATCATAGGCGTGCTGTGGTTTATAGAAGCATTAGAAATACGCGACCCATGGGAGAACGACTGATGACTAAAGAAGACATTATCCGCATGGCGCGGGAGGCTGGCTTTGAATCTCACGATGCCATCATCAATTACCCAAAAGAACTCCAACGCTTCGCAGCCTTAGTCGCAGCAGCCGAGCGTGAGGCGTGTGCGAAGGTATGCGAGAACTATCCCGATTCGATATATGTGTGGACTGATGTCAAAGCAAAGTTTGCTGACGCTATCCGCGCAAGGAGAAAACAATGAAACCACAAACACTTAAGGTTGGCGATATCGTGGTGACGGATACGTTCGTCAATGCTACATTATGGCGAATCACTAAGATTCTTGATGGCGACGTTGTTGAGGTAGCTTTGGTCAAGTTTGAGGGTGATGAGCCTGTTGATGGCGTGTACCCTATACATGATTTCTTTCATCTCAATACAAAACAAAAAGAGGAATACCGTGAGCGACTACAAGAATATAGAAGCAGAGCTGGTTGAGAAGCAAATACAAGACGCCGCCTCCATTTATCTTTTTGAAGGATGGTACTACCTTAGCGACTTGCAAAGAATGGTTGACGAGGCTCGTGAAGGTAAGCGAGTGGTGAAAGGAAATAGCAATGACTGACATCGTTTACTTCCTACTTGGCGTTGTCTTTGGTTGTCTTTTGATTTTTCTGCGCGGCTTTTTTGGCGCATGGTGAAGGAGCAGAAATGACTGACAAACTACGAGAAGCGGCTCAGATGGCGCTGCATGCGCTTCAAGAAAGCAAACCTATTGATATTGACGACCCAGCGGCTTTTTACCGCAGCGCTCATGCAATCGAAGCCCTCCGCGCAGCACTAGCGAACGAATTCAATCCTGACTGGGATGCGATGGCTGTAATGGTTGAGGAACAGCAGCGCATGGCAAAGCGCATCGAGGAATTGGAATCGGCAGCGCAGCGTGAATGGCAAGGGCTAACGAATGAAGACAAGCGTGAAATTATCAATGAAACAGAATCCAAGGACAGGGGGTATATCATGGCTTTAGTCGAAGCCAAGCTAAAGGAGAAGAATACTTGAATGACGTATACAAAATCAAAAGTGATCTTTATGGACGCAAATATTGCTCCAGCTGTCGCGTGCACCAAGAACAGGCCGGCGGTGAGTATAAGGCTACAAGATCTACAAGGCGTTGGGTATGTATGCATTGCATAAAACGTACACGTGAATCTGGCTTCTCAACAAAAAGGAAAATAACACATGGTCACACCACGCAGTGAGTCATATGAATCTAACGAGCTCTTTGAATACCTCAAAAACAAATACAACTTACAAAGTGATTACGCTTTGGCTAAGTTCTTGGCAGCATCAGCGCCAACCATAAGTCGTATTAACAATGGCAGACGCGGCTTAACGCCAAAGATGATCCTTTACATTTATGACCGTACAAGTTTACCAATCGAAGATATTCGCAACATGTTTAAAAAGAAGATTGCCAAGGATAAACTATGAAGCAGATGCATAAAGAATTAGCACGTGCTGTACTAGCTTATGATGCCGCCATACAGCTTTGCGCGGATGACCCTGAAAAGATGGCAGCATTTCGCACTGCTCAAGGCGACGTATTAGATGATCTTTACTTCCGTATGCTTGAATACGCCCGCTTCATACTCTCACAACCAGAGCCTACCAACAATCTACCCCCTAACGTCATACCTTGGAAAAAAGGAGAAGAAAATGACTGAGCTCAGCAACTTTCAAAAGCAATTCTTGGCCAACTCAGGCCACGTACAAGTTTTTACGCAAAAAGAATTTGATGACGCCCTTACATTGGCCAAGGCTGAGATCATGACTGTTGCCATTGAGACCACAAAGCAGGCTATCTTTATAGAAAGAGAAGAATGCGCCAAGGTCGCAGAGGCTGAAGGGCAGCCAGATATTGCCGAGAAGATAAGGAATCGTATCCCTACGCAACGGCAATGATACTTTTTGGCAACTATTTGTGCGCTTTTTTCGTAAATTTGTGCATTTTGCCTGTTTCCAAGACGAAAGATTGGTGTAATATGCTCATGTAGCACCCCACTTAACTGAACTTGGAAAGGAATACATCATGGCTCACATGCTTGCAACCACTGCATCCGGCAAAGCCGCAATGGCCTACGTTGGCGACACCCCTTGGCACGGCCTTGGTCAAAAGCTGACCGACAACGCACCTTTGGAAGTTTGGGCCGAGGAATCCGGTCTGGACTTCATGATCCAATCTGCTGGCGTCCAGTTTCAAACGCCAAATACAGCATGGTCAAAGCAACAATTGCTTCCCTATGAAGGCAAGAAGGTTCTTTACCGCGCTGACTCCAACCTGCCACTTGGTCTGGTCTCAGATAAATACAACATTGTGCAGCCAATGGAAGTGCTGGAATTCTTCCGTGACATGATTGGCAGCATTGCGCATCTGGAAACTGCCGGTGTGCTTCGCAATGGTGCTCATTACTGGGCACTGGCTAAAATGGATGGCGAGTTCTCTGTGGCTGGCGACAAAGTGGCTCAATATCTCCTTATGGCTTCCAGTTGCGATGGCTCGCTAGCCACTCAGGCAAGGCTCACCTCGGTCCGCGTTGTATGCAATAACACTCTGCAAATTGCCGCTGGCTCACGCAATGGCGACGTCGTCAAGGTTCGTCATAACTCAGTCTTTAACGCAGCTCATGTCAAAACTTCTCTTGGCGAGTTCAACCAAGCCTTCAAGGACTTCGAGGCCACCGCCAAGCTCCTGGCCAAGATTAAGATTGATTCCACTCAAGCAATGGGTGTCTTTACCAAGATTCTTGGCGGCGACGATAAGAAGCCAAGCCGCGCAGCAACTCGAGCACTGGCTCTCTTCGAAGGCGCAGGCATCGGTGCTGAGCTGGAATCTGCCAAAGGTACAGCCTGGGGCGCTCTCAACGCCGTCACGCAGTTGATGGATTGGGAAACGGCTCGTACACCGGATGCTAGAATGGCAAATGCCTGGTTTGGTGGCGGTGTTAATGTTAAGGCAAAAGCAGCAGAAGAATTGCTGACTCTTGCATAAATTTGTTTACTTTCCCTGGCGAAATGGTATTATGGCTCATGTGGCAAGCAACACCGCCACATGACCAAACTGATAATTGAAAGGAATGACCATGAGACAGCTTGCAAGTAATGTACGCATCAACACCTCCGGCGACCCGTTCAAAGTCACGCACGATGTCGTGGTTGAGGTCCTCGAAAATGGCCAATGGGTTAAGCATGCTGGCTTCAACTCACTCTCCAATGACTATGCGTATACCTCAGCTAACGAGGCTGCTACGCGGTATATGACTCTCAATCCGGTTCTGCCTCCCGAGCGTGTGCATACCTTTGGCAAGATGGTTGGTGCCAACCTGGTCTATCGCCAATACGAGACTTTCATCTCCGATGGCGCCACTCTGTTCCCCCAACTGGCATACGTAGCCTACGAAAAAGGTGCTTGCGGCGATGATGTGCATGCCTACGGCGCCACTCCGGAAGAGGCTGTTGCCAATCTCCGCGAAATGATCGAAGACTAATCCAGGCCCTTCGGGGCCTTTTTTGACTATTGAAAGGAACTACCATGGATACCAATCGCACCTTCACTCTGGCCCAACTGGATGCTCTGTGCCATGCCCTTGATGACTACCTGGCCCTTACTGTCGATGAGCACTTTGCATTGCATAACACTATGACAACTGAGTTCAAATCAATTCGTGACCGGTTGATGGCCAACTATACTCCTATCGAAGCTCGGATCTATGCCATGAAAGTTATGCAGCAAATTCCTATTACAACCGAGTAATATGGTGTATATTTGTTCTGTTGTCCACTCGTCCACTCGTTGTTGATTATTGAAAGGTAGTCATATGAATATCTTCTTTTTGCACCGCCTGGCTCCTGTTGCTGCAGCTATGCATTGCGACAAGCATGTTGGCAAAATGCTTATCGAATCCTGCCAACTCCTAGCCACAGCGCATCACGTCCATGGCAATGGCCATGCAGTATCCTACAAATCTACGCATGTCAACCATCCTAGCGCCATCTGGACTCGCCAGTCACGTTTGCATTATGACTACGTCGTTACTCTAGCCACCTACCTTGGCCGCGAATTCTTTGTACGTTACGGCAAAAACCACAAATCACGCGACGTACTTGTTGCCGAGCTACTCAAAGCTCCACCTGCCATGTATGACATGCCTGCTACATGGTCCGACCCACCTCTAGCTATGCCTGACCAATACAAATCCAATGACGCTATCGAATCCTACCGTCGCTACTACGCTTCTAAGTCCGCAACCATGCCCATGCTTTATCACCGTGGTGAGCGACCCATGCCAATCTGGCTCAGTGACTATATCAACGAGCATCAGTCTACTGCCTTGGAGGCCGCATGAGTCTCTATCGTCTCGAATGCGTAATTCTTGTCCATGGTGATAGCCTTGATGACGCTGTGCAAGAATTTACTGAGCAATTAGATCTTTTAGGCACACAATTTGGCGCAATTGCTGACGTATACATTGCCAATGCTGAAGGCATTGAGGAGCTAGAATGACTACCTTTGAGCAAGTAGGTAAGTTCAGGAAAAAAATGGGCTTGCCAATATCAACCTTTCCTCATTTGCTTTCACCTGAAGAGTCGTCCTATTTTGTGCGATTCATCCTCGAGGAAATTTCTGAGTACATGAAAGCCTATGAAGAAAATTCTTTGGTTGATGCTGCTGACGCCATTGTCGATCTTGTGTATGTTGCTCTTGGTTGTGCTCATGCAATGGGCCTACCTTTTGATGATCTATTTGAAGTGGTACATGCGGCAAATATGAAAAAGCAACCGGCCGATGATTTCATACGCTCTACTCGAGGTCGCCAATACGATGTGGTCAAACCCATTGGCTGGACTGGCCCCGAAGGCGAGATGATTGCTATCCTCTCACAATACAAAGGTGGCGAATGAAAATCTCCGACCTAATTGATAAGTATGTCGAAACCAAAGCTTTGAAGGAAAGCTTAAATGAGGACATCAAAAAGGCAAACGAAAAGTTGGCCGCCATTGAAGCCGACATTATGGAACAAATGGCTCTTGCAGGAATTACGCAAGCCGCGTCGGAAAAAGCAAGCTGCACCATGCGTGAAACGCATCATCCATCCATTGAGGATTGGAACGTCTTCTACGATCATGTTGCAAAGACAAATCAATTTGAACTTCTTCACAAGCGTTTATCCTCTCAAGTCTTCCGTGAGCGGTGGGAGTCTGGAGATCTTATACCCGGTACGAAAATGTCTTCCGTCTGGGAACTTTCCGTTCGTCGCAAGTAACTCGTTGAAAGGAGCCATCATGGCCAAAACTAATAATGCTGTTGCACTGTTTGAAGATCAACTGGCCGCTATGGCCACAGAGAATGTCAAGGCCGAACAATCCGGTCTTACGGCCACGTTCCTGTCAACCAAAGGTGGAGTTCTAACTTACCGCGGTGACCCTATCACTGGCAATAAACTGGCCTGCGTTATTCTTGCAGCTCCAATTGAGCGCCTGTACTACTCGGATCGTTATGATCCTACCAAGATAGTAGGACCTAAGTGCTTTGCCATTGCTCCGGTAGCTACCGGCATGGGACCTGCCACAACTGCGGAGGCACCACAACATGAAAACTGCGAAGGTTGCCCACAAAACCAGTGGGGCTCGTCACCAACCGGTGGTAAAGGTAAAGCCTGCCGTGAAACACGTCGACTCCTTCTCATCCCAGCAGATAGCATTACCACTGCGGAGTCTGTGGCTGCGGCAGAGGTCGCGGCGCTTCGACCGCCGGTCACCAGCATTAAGAATTATTCCAACTATGTACAAACAGTCGCCGCAACGCTAAAGCGCCCACCATTGGCTGTCATTACTGAGGTTGCTGTTGTACCGGATCCTAAGACGCAATTCAAGGTAACCTTCAGTATGGTCAAGGCGATTGACGATCCGGCGATTGTGCAGGCAATTATCAAGCGCTCTCAGGACGAGGTTCAAAGAGCTATTGAGACTGTAGGCCAAATGGAAGATGATGCGCCTGCTGCGCCTGTTGCTGAGTCAGATCGCTTCTAATAGGAGGCTTTATGACCTTCATTAGCGTTGACGTACACCTTGATGAGTTTTCTGATGAGGATCTTATCGAGGAAATGAAATTGCGTGACCTGCACGTATTTGACGCCATGTGGTTGTACGACATTTACGTAACAAAAGGCAAGGACGCATTTTATGATGCAGCCAAGCGTTTTGTAGAAGATACGACAGGTCGCATTATGGTGTAGTTTATGGGGGAAAGCGGATGCTGCCAATTTGATTAACCGGTCTGTGATCAAGGCAGAAGCAGCGAGTACCCCACCTTTTCTTGAGGATTGAAATGAAAATGTTTACATTAATCTTTGTATGTACGATGCTGGTGAGTTGCTCATCAACATCCAACCCATCGCAGGCTTTGATACTTGATAAAGAGATCAATGCCATGAGCCGCAATGAAGTTATCATTGCAGTCAAAGAATGCGAAGTTAGTCGTATGCGCGCTGTATTGGTTATGGGTAAGCGTAAGATTGGTAACCATACAACAGATGTCGTCGTTGACGTAACTTGCGCACCTCTCTATTTCTACTAATGATACCTATATTCCTTGACTTTGAGACAGAAGGCATCGAGGCTCGCCCGACGTATCCGCCTAAACCGGTGGGTCTTGCTGTGTATGATCCTACAGGTCAGTTCGCTGATGGCTATTTTGCTTTTGGCCATATTACAGGTAATAATTCTACTTTTGACGCCGTAAGGCGCATGATGGGAGAAATGTATGATTCAAATCGACCGCTATGCTTTCATAACGCCCTATTTGACTTGGATGTTGCTGATACTCATTTTGGCTTGGCTATCCCCGACGCATCTAGGTTACACGACACTCTCATTCTCTCTTTTCTCTTCGATCCACATGTACCTTCATTATCGCTCAAAGATCTCGTGGTCCATTGGAGCCTCGACACCCCAGAAGAACGAGATGAGCTTAAAGAATGGATCATTAATAACGTCCCTGACGCTAAACGAAAAAAGTCACAATGGGGCGCACACATCAGCAAAGGACCCGTCGAGCTGGTAGGTCGTTACGCCAAGGCTGACGTGCGGCTTACTGCTAAGCTATTTGAGTTTACCGCTTCAAACGTTTTACCGGCTCAGCAGGCGCCGTATATACGTGAACTTGAACTGATCCCACTGTTGCTTGAAAACTCACGTTTAGGCGTTCGAGTTGATGTGGCTGGGTTATCAGCAGCAAAAGAACAGGCCATAAAAGATATTGAGGCTTGTAATGTTTGGGTTCGTGCATTGTTGAATTCTCCTGAATTGAATGTCGACAGCGATTCTCAGCTGGTCGAAAGTATTTATCAATCGGAGCATTGGGACAAAAATAAAGCCTGGCCTACCACAGACAAAGGCCAGAAACAAGCCACTAAAGAAGCACTAGAGGAGATGCTTACTCATGAACACTTGCGAGATGTCCTTAGGTATCGTGCAAATCTATCTACATGCCTCTCAACTTTCATTGACCCTTGGCTCACATCGGGCCAGCATACCGGCAGAATCTATACCAATTGGAACAGTGTTAGAGGTGAGCGTGGAGGCACACGAACAGGACGGCTCAGTAGCACTCCTAATTTCCAAAATGCACCCATTAGATATCCGAAGGTAAACCTACCACCGGATCTCAATGTGGCGCCATTGCCTTTGGTACGTAGTTTCATTCTACCGGATGAAGGCCATAAACTGGTAGCCTGCGACTTCAATGCTCAAGAGTTGCGTATCTTTGCTCATTTTGAAGGTGGCAATCTTATGCAGCAATACCAGCAAGATGCTCGTGCTGATTTGCATACCTACGCAGCCAAGATGATGACCGAGGCATCCGGCCGTGAGGTTAGTCGTACTTACTCAAAAGGCGTCTCATTTGCTATTCTCTATGGGGCTGGCCCAAAGAAAATCAGTGAGATGCTTGAGATCGACTACGACTTGGCCAAGACATTGATGGATGCCTATACCACAGCCGTGGCTCCAGGCCTCAAGGCGATGCAAGCCACCATGAGGACAAGGTACAAATTAGGCCAACCCATCAAAACCCTTGGCGGGCGTCTGGTCAAAATGGAGCCACCTAAGATTATCAATGGCCGGCTACGTGAGTTTGATTACAAAGGTGTTAATCTACTCATTCAAGGCTCAGCTGCTGATCAAGCTAAGGCGGCCATGTTGCTATTCCAAAAGACACGGCAAGGTAGTCGCCTATTGTTAAGCGTCCATGATGAACTGGTTATTTCTACACCTGAGGATACTGTGGAACGTGAGGCAGAATGCTTAACACAGGCTATGTGCCATGCTTTGCCCATGGATGTGCCTATGGTGAGTGACTATAAAGTTGGTAACTCTTATCAGGAAACTAAATAATGCGTAGCTTTTCTCACTCATCCATTAAGTCATACGAAGAATGCCCATATAAGTACCGGCTAACTCGTATTGATGGCCTTAAAGAACCTACCGGGGACGCTGCGCAACGTGGTAAAGATATACATACAGCATTTGAAAATGCTATTGATCATCAACAAAAGTTGGAAGATACTTTTGAGTATTGGAATGACTACGTTGCCGAGCTAATTTCAAAAGGGGCCAAGAGTGAGATGCAATTCGCTATCAAAAAAGACTGGACTCGCACTGATTTTCTTGCTGCCGATGCTTGGCTTCGTGGCATTTATGATGTGCTGTGGCTTGATGGCGCTACTGCTCACGTTATGGATTGGAAGACAGGTAAAGAAAGGGATTACGGCGATCAGCTCAAGCTTTACGCAACTATCATAATGGCTGAGTATCCAAGAGTAGAAACTGTTACCACTGAAATCTGCTATATTGATCTTAACAAGCGCCACGCGGGGCAAACATATTCGCGATTAGAGCATGAGAAGCTTAAAGAATGGGTTACTACTCGAATTACCAAGATTGAGAATGACGATATCTTTGCACCACGCCCATCGCAAGGATGTAAATGGTGTCATTTTAGGAAGTCCAATGGAGGTCCTTGCCAATGGTGACTCGAGCATTACTCGAACGCGACCTTGAGGCATACTTTACACGACAATGCAAAAAGCTAAACCTGCTCACCCTCAAACTACATGTCCGATATGCGAGAGGGTGGCCCGACCGGATCGTGGTCTTATCTGGTGGGCATACATTATGGGTGGAGTTGAAAAAACCTGGGGGAAAGACAACGCCTCTACAGGACAAAGTACACAAGCAACTAAAAGATCTTAACCATACAGTTTACGTATTAGATTCTAAAGAGGGGATTGACAGTGTTTTGGGAACCGCATGAGTATCAAAAGGAAGCTGTAAAGTTTCTCATTACTCGAGGCTCTGGCGGTCTTTGGCTTGACCCCGGTCTTGGTAAAACTTCAATTGTTCTATCGGCGTATAGAATCTTAAAGACCAAAGGGCATTGCAAAAAGATGCTAGTGCTAGCCCCTCTGCGGCCTACGTATTCTGTATGGCCTAACGAAGTCAAAAAGTGGGAGCAGTTCGAAAACTATTCTGTAGGCATTCTGCATGGTGGCAATAAGAACAAAGTTCTTAAGCAAAACCACGATATCTACGTAATGAATTACGAAGGCATTGGCTGGCTCTCATCTCAACTCAATGGCAAGCCTTGGCCTTTTGAGATTTTGGTTGTGGATGAGATCTCATACTTGAAGAATACGCAATCACAACGTTACAAATCATTGAAGCCATTGCTAAATAAGTTTGATCGCCGCTGGGGTTTGACTGGCTCGCCTGCGCCAAATGGGTTGCTGGATATCTTTGGCCCTCAATATGTGATTGACCAAGGCGCTACATTTGGGCCTTACATTACTCGATTCAAAAATGAGTACTTTTACCCGTCCGGCTTTGGTGGGTATGAGTGGAAAATCAAACCTGATGGCGAAAAGCGTATCTATGATGCCTTGGAGGGAAAGGTACTGCGTATGGCAGCGCTGGACCATCTAGATTTGCCTGAGTTAACATACAACAATATTTATGTAGAACTACCTGAGGCCGCCAAGAAAATTTACAAGCGCCTCGAGGATGACCTTACCATTGACTTGCAGTATGGCAATATAACAGCTGCGAACGCAGCCGTGGCGGTCATGAAATGTCAACAAGTTGCCAATGGAGGATCATACCTAGATGGGGAGAACAAAGAGACAATACACATACACGACGCCAAGACACAAGCCGTTCAAGATCTGGTTGACGAATTGTCAGGCCAACCTTGCATTATTGGCTTTCATTTTCAACACGACCTGGAAAGACTCAAAGCTGCGTTTCCTCAGGCTCCAGTCATTGGTTCTGGCGTTGTTGGTTCTAGACTTGATAGCATTGTTAGCGCATGGAATGCCATGGAAATTCCAGTTTTACTTGCGCACCCGATGTCTGCTGGGCATGGTCTCAATCTTCAAGGCTCTGGCCATGCAGTCATTTGGTACTCGCTCACATGGTCGCTTGAAGTTTATGAGCAATTCATTAGACGCCTGTGGAGACAAGGTCAAAAAAATCACATCGTAGTCCACCACATTATTGCAAAAGATACCATTGATGAGGCCATTGTCTCAGCTGTAAAACGCAAAGACAAGACTCAACAAAATCTGTTAAATGCGGTACGCGATTACGTGCAACGTGATAAAATTGAAATTGCTGTTGATCATTGAAAAGTAAGCATGTCATACACCACCACTATTTTTACACAAGGAGATTCTGCTATGTCAGAGGTAAAGCGCCGCCGTGTCAATAAGCAAGCAAAGATTAAAGTGCTGGTTGAGGAAAACCCTAAGCGCAATAATACGCTAGCCGCAGACCGGTTTGCATTATATGAAAATGGTATGACAGTCGAGGAATACGTTGCTGCGGGCGGCCGTACAGGCGATATTGCACATGACGTTGCTGCAGGGTATATCGAACTGGAAGACTAATGAAGATCCTTATAACCGGCGTCACCGAGACGCATACAAATCATCCACAGCGTGCAAGTTCCACAAAGTTTGTGTCAGTACCTGAGTTGATGCGTAACGCGTTTGAGCGACTGGTACATGATGTAGATCATCGAGCAGTAGGGGCAGGTGAGGATCTTTCTGAGTATCAAAAGGTCTTCATCTACCTGTACCCTGTAGACCATAACGCAGTTAATGTTAATGGCGCTATATGGGCATTGCAACAACGGCCAGACGCTTGGCTTTGTCTTGATGATTGGTCGTTTCAAAAATTGCTACCTACGTGGGGCAACTTTATTGACACCAAGCTACTTACCAATCGTACATGGTTAGCACCTTTATTTCCATGGGGCGACGTTAAACAGATGGGTCTGCCGGTCGATGATATACGTCATTGGGACCCATCACCTTTGTACAACTTGCCTAAAGTACATAGACTACGTTGGCAAGAAAGAAAAACTGAATGGTACAACGCCTCATTATCAAAGGATGCGCATGAGTGGGCAGATCGGCAAAATCTTACCTGGCCTGTTCGTGCCGTGGGTGGAAAATCACTTGGACAACCTAGGATTTTGGAGTCTCAAATTGTCTGGGAATATGGATCCTATAAAGGCGTGCTTTGTCCTACCTATGAACATGCCGGATGCGGATGGTGGCGCGTCAGATACTTACATGCTGCACATGCTGGAGCTATACTCGGTAGCGACCCCAAAGAAACCGGGATGATCCATCCTGCATATGGATACACACTAAAAGAAATAGAGAAAATGGGCGACGAGGCAAGAGAATACTTGGCCTGGTTGCAAGCAGACAAACTAAACGTTGCAACTTTGCATGAAACAATGCAAAAAGTGGAAGGGTGGCTTGCATGATCATAATTCTTGAAGGGCCAGATGGTGGGGGTAAAACCACGCTATCTGAAAAGTTGCGACAAATGCTTAATCATGAAAGATTGACCAATGTCGTAAAACATGGCCCTTATACCGGTATGTCGTCTGAAGAATTATGCAAGACATACTTCAGATCGATGTCACAAGCATTAACCTATGATGACCACGTTATTCTTGATCGCAGTTGGTTATCAGAGCCAATCTATGGCGAGGTCTATCGTAATGGCGTAACTCGTGTAGATATGCCACGCCATCGAATGCTAGAACGTGTGGCATTAACTCGTGGCGCCGTGGTTATCCATTGCCAACCTGAGTTTGCTTTATGCGTTGATACTTTCAAGACACGCAAAGATATTGAATACCTTGACACCACTGAGCAACTAGGCAAAGTATATGATGCGTATGAAACGCTGCCTATGCATACATGCTTGCCCATCGTGCACTATGATTATGAAAAAGATACTGTTAGTGACCTATTAGAAAAAGTCATGGCAAAGTCAGTGCCTAATCGAGCATCCGGTGGTGGTTGCTTTAAAGAAGGCAATATCCTTATGCTTTGTGATAAAGGCCCTCGCACTAATATGCGAGCATCTGCAGCTGTTGTGCCATTCATTAACTTTTTGGACGATGATGGCCCCAGTCGTATGTTGGCTCATGCACTAGAAAACGAAGGCGTGCCTGAGAAAGATCTTTACTGGATCAACACACAAAATTATCTAGGCACACCAACTGACGCAAAATTCATTAATCAGCTTAAGCCTAGCCGAATCTTTGCCTTAGGCAATAACGCCTATAGTTGGGCTATTAACGCCGGTGTACAAGTGTACAAACTGCCACCGCCGCTATATCATATGCAGCACTTCCCGCATTTGCCATACCACATTACTGAGAGCGATTATGGAAATACCACTCATTCATCGTGAAGAAGATCTCATTCTCATATATAAAGCACTTGAATACCGTGGAACTCGATCTGAGCCACGGGGAGAGGGTACTTTGGAAATTGAGAACTTTACTTATACTGTTAATCCTTTCGTGCGTTTTAACAACTTTGTCGGTCGTAACTTTAATCTTAATTATCTTAAGCGTGAAATGGCTTGGTACATAAAGGCTGATCCATTTGATACCTCTATTGCCGAGCATGCTGCGCAATGGGGCAAAATTGTCGTTAATGGCAAGTTAAATAGCAACTATGGTTCTTATTGGTTTGGTAAATATGGCGTACGCCATGTTGTTAGTGTACTTCAAAAAGACCCTATGAGCCGTCGTGCAGTTATTCCTATGTACGGCACTGACGTTGCTCATATGGATAGCGAGGCCAAAGACGTGCCTTGCACAACTGCCATTGAGTTTCGTCTACGCCGAGGCCGGCTTAACGCAAGAGCCATAATGCGTAGCCAAGACATTCTATGGGGGATGGCTAATGATCTTCCTACTTTCTCATTCTTACAAGAAATTGTAGCAGCTTTGCTTAATGCAGAAGTAGGTACATTGACAATATCTGTTGGCTCATTCCACGTTTACGAGTCCAGAATGAAGATGTTTAAAGACATTATTGAAAAGTCAACGCATCAACCTGTAGCTGACCCACCCCCAAGGATTCAGAGATACGAGGCTCATATGTTGATGGATAAGCACATTGACAGTTCTCATGCGTTCTCACGCTGGCTCCTTAATGTATAATTCACGTGTAGCACCTGACCATTGAAAGGAACTTATCATGACCCTCAATCGTATACGTTGGACATCCAGAGAGCGTGGCGAGGTTATTACCGCCGCCGCCAAAAAGCTCAATGAAGGCTATAAAATTGGTGACGCTTTAAGAGCAGCCCAATATGTCCTTGAGCCAGATCGCCGACGCCCGGAAACAAGTCTTTACAATGCCGCAGATATTATTGCAGCGGCGCGTAAATTGGCCAATGCTACAGTGCCTCCAAAACATAGTGTGGATATTGCAATGGCTAAAGCCAATATGCAACCTATACAGCAAAAAGTTGTGGTCTCCAGTGCACATCCAGTGCCTCAAGCAGAAGGTTCTATTGATGCCCTAATTGACACCATAGCTCGTAGAATTGCCAGCACCGTAAAAACTGAAATTGTTAAGGCTGTTAAAGAGCTTGAGCATGAGTTTAAAGTTGCACGCAATAATCCAGAATACGAAGCCAATGGTAAGTCCAAGCCCCGTGTTACTATTATTGGACTACGTGAAGATCAAATGTCTATGATTGAGCATGAATACGCCAATCGATACAGCTTTAAGTTTCTTACGGCTGACGACGCCAAAGGCTCTATTGCAACTGACGCTGATGCGTATTTGCTGATGAAAAATTTCATCTCACATGCAGTTTTTGAGAAGTACCAAATCTATAAAAATTACGTCTTGATTGATGGGGGCATGACGGCGTTGCGGGGTTGGTTATCGACTAAAGGAGTTGAACTATGAGCATTCCCTTTGAGTACGTATACACGCCTTCAACTACGGATGTAACTATTCGTTGGCGTATCAAATATGGCTGGGTGCCACCTACTGAGCAAGAAAACTTTAAAAAGAAATGGGCTGAGTTTAGAGCGCAATCTGCTCGAGGCATTGAGAGTCTTGAAGCTCACGAAGACCCGATTAATGATCGTAAACACGACAACGCCGGAAGGGTTATTCAATGGAAGACCAAGTAAAAGAGCAGTATCACGAATGGATGAGCTTGCTCATCAAGACCAAGAATACTGACTTACTTAGAGACCCTTACAACGTCTGGCTTGAAGCTTGGCACGTTGCAACGCTGTTTGCAGAAAAAAAGACCCCCGTACTAGACGGGGGTAAAACCACAAACTAGGTGCGAGATTACCTAGGTTGTGGCGTTGCGGCGGGGGAAAGGGGAGATTCGCCGGTATAACCCTTATACAGTTCGTATGCCAAAGGTGGAGCAGACAATAACAAGCCAGCCCCTTTGGCTGCCGGATGAGGTAAGGTCATGAGGGCACCACCTGTGGCTGAGAGGCCATGCATGACGGCGCCAGGTATATCACCACGTTGGCCAGCTTCATAGGCTTGTACGCCCTCGTAGCCGGCCATACCGCCACCAAGGGTACTACCTAGTGGGAAGTTCTTAACAGCGTAGCCAAGTCGCTTCATTACGCCTGGCTGATTCATCTCTTGCAAAAGCTGTGCACGCTGGCCAGCTTTGGAAGCAGCCGTTTGAGTCGAGGTAAGACCTTTTTGCAATTGCTCAAGTTCCAGCTTGGTCTGATTGAGAGCCGAACTGGCTTGCTCAAACTTGGCTTGTGCCTGCTGCAAACGATTATATGCTTGTTCTTGCACAGGTGAGGTGAATTGGCCTGAGAACTCTGGCGCATTGGGGACAATCAAACCAGATCGAGCGGCTTTAAATTTTGCAGCCTCGCCGGTTTTCTCAAGCTCTTGCTGTAGACGATAGCCACGAGTAGCCTCAGTAACTGACTCGCCACCTGGGCCCATACTACCTACAACTTTACGTGACCATTTATCACCGGCAGCCTCGCCAGGAGCAGAGATCTCAGTAGGTAGATTATAGCGAGCTGCTTGTGCTCGTGCCTGAGATAGCTCACGTTGCGCGTCATCTAGCGCAATCTCCAATGATTGCTGCCGAGACATAAGACTTTGCAATTGCCGTGAGGTTGATTGCGCTTCTTTTTGCCCAATCTTTGATGTAGCCTCGAGCTCTTGAATACGTGCTTCACGCTGCAACGGCCGTGGAAAAGGCTGGCGGTTTAGGCCATACCCAATTGCTGCGCCAGAAAGTGCTGCAGACTCTTTGCTAACAGGCGCCTGCTTAGTTGTAGGCTGAACTGTAGTACTTGGTGCAGGCCCAGTCGTAGGCCCAGCGGTAAAGACCTCATCCACAGCAGATAAGTCAGTCGAGTCTTGCGGTATTTGCGGCAAAGGCTCAGTTGAGACTTCACGAGGCTTACGGCGCCGATCAGTTTTCTTTGGCGCAGGCGCACTTGGCGTTGCAAAAATAGGGTCTAGATCTTCAAGACGATCTGCCATGATTACCTCTTGTATGGGTAGTGTTGCTCATATAATTGTCCGTACAGACTTTGGTAGCGAGTTGCAATATCGTTATAAGGCCTTGAGCCAAAGAAGTCACCAAAGGGCACACGCAAACCTGTTTGCTTATCCCAATCACGTAATGCAGTAAAGTAATCTTGGCGCATCTTCATGCCTAGAATACTTTCTTTGGCGTAGTATTTGATGGCGTCAGCAGCATCCCGAGGAGATACCATTGGGGCTTGCAATAGAGTTACGTCGGCATTAGAAATCTGTGGGCCAAGAACTGACTTATTGACTCGAGCATTTTCAAAGAATTGACGGGCAATGATGGTACTGGCACGAGCCAAGACTTTTTGTTCATCAGGCGACAGTTTAACTTTGGATAAGAATTCTTGTACAGGCACTGAGAATGCGCCCCATGGAGTAGCAACACCCTTATCTGCTGCAGCTTGCAAACCAGCCAAGAGACCTTGCTGTTGCATTAAGCCCCAAATTTGTGGGTACTTATCAGCCAAGTCATGCAACTCTTTTAGATCTCTGACGTTGGTATTAACTCGATCCGGTGTCCAAGAATTGAAAACGTTGCGTTGCTCTTTCCATTCTTCATCAGACAGCTTTTGACGCTCTTTCATACCCTCAGCACGAACAGCCAATGGCACACCAGCATCACTGCGGGATGTGTCGATAGTTGTAGGTGGCTGTTGTACAGGTGATGGCGCTGCACGACCACTAGGCGCCAAAGGTGTTGTAGGCACAGTTGTACCAGTTGAGCCAGGGCGCAAAGCATTGAGATACTCAGGTGGTATCATTTGCAAAAACTCAGGGCCAAACTTGGCTTCCATCTCAGCCAAAGAAACTCCAGATTTGACCATCTCAAGAAAGTTCTTAATGGCATCATTTTCCATTGCCGCTGAGTTTTTTAGAATCTCCCCAAGCTTAGGGTACTTGGCAGCAAAGGCGGCGTAAATATCAGGTGTAATTTTGCGAGTTATACCTGCTGGGAAGCGACCTGTTTGTACGCCTTCGGCAGTTTGCTCTGGTGAAGTGCCAAGCAATTGCCCCAGCATTTTCATACCCTCAGCCTGGTTGGCCAGTTCATACTTTTGGCCTGCAATTTGAGCACGTAATTGCGCAATAGGTAGTTCAAGCTCACGTTGCTTAGCTTGATCTTGCGCCACAGCCCCGGCAGCTCGACCAAGAGCCTCGCCAAATGTACCGGTGCGGCCAGGATCAAGAAACTGCGCTGCCACGTTCCACATATTGGTACCTTGGCGCGCTTCAAGAGCGGTTAACGTTTTATTTAGCGCGTCAAGATATTCTGATTGCGCGCCTTCATCAAGGCCAATGCCTGTAGGCGCTTTAGGAATTGTTGGTAGTGCCATAATAGCCTCTTAAAATTGCTTGCTTAGCCAATCCCAAGCACTTGATGCGCCCTTGGAAATAACATCACCTAATGTGCCGCCTACTGTATTAGAACCTACGTTTGCACCAAGCAATGAGCCAAGACCCGCAATTTGCGCCAATGGCGAAGCAGCATACGCACCAGGCAATGGGCCTTTGTATGTGGATGCCACATCTGTAGGTATACTATAGCCCTTAATAAGCTGCGACGTGGTGCCTAACGTTTGCAATGGGAATAATTGTTGCGCCTGCCCAATTTGCTGTTGCTGCGCACCTAGTGTAGCCAGCGCATTAACGTCGCCTAAACCAAGCTGTTGTTGCGTACCGGCCAAGCTTCCAAGCTGTTGCGCGCCCATCAATTGACGTGCTAAGTCGTTTTGCGCAGCCGTCATAGCATTTTGGTATCCTTGGCTAAGCGCCATCGACTGGCGGCCACCAATATCTGCTAATGCGTCACGAATGGTACGGCCTAGCACCTGAGCTCCACGTTGTGAGCCAAATTGGCCAGTACCTACTGCGCCAGATACTGCACCAGGGGCAAGATTTTCTACAATATTACGTTGCCCAAGTCGCCCAATCTCACCTACAACTTGTGAAGTGTAGGGATCCATGTATTGGCCTACCACAGATGGCGCTGTTGTACCAGCGCCTGTTTGGGCCATATTAACAGCGGCTTGCAGCGTAGGCGCGTATGTACCTACATTGGCTTTGGTCAAATCAAAAGCTTGTTGCTGCAAAGGCGTCGCGCCTACAAACTGAGCTTGCTGCCCAGCTTGCATACCTTGTTGCGCAATATTGCTAAGGTAGTCGGTGTACCAACTAGGTGCTGTGGTTTTTTGTGTTTGCGCTACATTTACATCAGGTAGCGCTTCGCCGACGGTAAGAGCCATGATTTAGCCTTTCAAATATTCCAGAGGTGATTTCGCAGCTGGCGGAATCTTCTTATGCGAAGCCCCCCGCTTATGCTTACGAATATTTTCTCTCATTTTATCCAACATTTTTGCACCAGCTTTATTGGAACCATTCCCCAAAGCTGCTACAGTATCTGCATCAAATACGTACTCACCATCAGCCAACATAGCCGGTATGCTATCAGATTGGCCATCGCCTTCGCCTTCTACATAATATCCTGTTTTACCTGTAATAAACTGTGGAACATGCACATCGCCACCACTTCTAAACATAAAAGGCTCTGCTCGATCGGAGCGTTGTAAGCCTGCCATACGGGCTGCGTCAAAACTAAACTCATCAGGTCGAATAAGGCTAGTTTTTTCCATTTCTGTAGGGCCAAGGCCTACTTGTTGTTGTGGTTGTTGCATGCCATCTTCTTGTTTTAAGAACTGCGTATACATATCAAGTGGCGACTGTTGTTGCTGCGCACCATATGTGTAATAGCTTTGATCAGGCAGGCGCGATGAGATTACATCCAATAGCCCGCGATCCACGTCGGCTAAGCCAGGGTATAACTGCTGCAATTCTAAGAGCTGGTCGTACGCTGTCTGCGGCATCTTAGTTTGCAACATTGTTGGTGTAGGCGCTTGTGGCGTTGCGCCTGACAGAGTAGGCGTCGACAATAAACCTAATGATCCAGCGCCAGATGTGCCTGTTGCAGCAGTTCTAATATTCCCCATGCCTGCTAAAGCTTCTGGAGTATATTCAGTTAGTGGGAATTCTTGCGACGCTTTTGTATACTCATCAAACTCAGGCGTATCTTGCTCTTCACTAGGCAAATATCGCCAAGGCTGCATTTCAATTTCACGCTGACCTATAACTTCAACTTCTTCTAAAGTACGCGGGTCAACAGGCCTCGTGACAATAGATGAGCCATCTATTGAGCCTAAGGCGCCTAAAGCTGCTTGTCTTTGTATATCCTCATAGCCATATTGGCCTGTTGCGTAGCCAGGCAATGGCGTAGTCAATTTCCAATCGGTAGGCGTTGCAGCACCTGTACCAAAGCCGCTTAATGCGCCCGCACCAGCTTGACCAGTAATGCTTGAATAGTCAGGCCCCATATCGCCCATGGCCATGACTTGGTCAACAGGCAGACCTGCTGTTTTTTGCGTTGTAGATGGCGTATCTGCTTGTTGCGCTTTCAAACCAGATGCTGCAATGGAAGGCGCTGCCGCTTGCAATGCAGTATATAGATCCTCGCCACGAACAAGCGCTTCAGACCCTACTTGAGCTACGTTGCCTGCGGCATCCACCATAAAAGGTAATGCACCACTTTCGCCCATGTATTTAGTAACGGCGTTTTGCGCTTGTGCTGACGCAAAATTACCTGCCACATTGGCAAGTATATTCTCACCTAGTTTTTCAGGCGCTATTGCTGCAGATGCCAAGCCTGTACTAATACCTTGCGCAATGGTTTGTTGCGCTTGACCTAACGATACGCCTGCAAAGTCTGCAACTTTCTTTACATTTTCAACGCCACCTAGCGCAGTATTGGCAATATCTGCGGATTTGACTTGTGCCAATGCACCCGCACCGCCCATAAGAGCAGCTTGCCCAATATTGCCGCCTGTTAATGCCGCCAAGCCTGCGTTGGTTACTGCGCCTGCAAGTGCGCCACTGGCAGCTGCGCCTAAGCCTGTAGCCGCGCCAATTTTTCCTGCTAGCGCGCCGGTAAGACCTGGCATAGCAAAAGACAACCCTATTGCAGCAATAGGTAATAGATCACCATACCAAGTCTCTCCGGTGACGTTTCTAGTGGCGTTGTAGTAATTCGCCATAGGCGCGCCTTGCTCATTGGTTACAGGAACTAAGTTTCCTGAACCATCAGCGCGAAACAGCAACGCAGCATGTTTGTTGCCATCAATAGAGTTGGCAACCATGTAGAAGTCTTTTGTACGATCCGCAATGTCGTTATATAAAGATTGTTTATCAAGAACTTTCTGTGTACTTTTTGTCCCATAAGCACCAGAAAATTCTTGCGTTGTGTAATAGTCGTTAACGTTTAGACCAACCTGTTCCGCTGCTTTTTTGAAGTCAGCATCTGATGCAGCCTGATTGGTGCCAGCTTTTACAATTCCTCTTGCGCCACCAGACATACCGGCACTAACAGTTCCCATGTCCAGACCAACAATGGCAGGCCCACGCATCGCAGTAGAGGCGTCAGATTTAACGTTCCAACCAAATTTGTTCCAGTTGTCACGGTACTGCTGTTCATCAATTTTGTTGCTCTTGTAGCGATCAAGCACAGCATCTAAGCCACCTTGATCAAGAATAGGCAACTTTGTATTGGGGTCAATATTGCTAAAGGCGTCAGGGTTTGCGCCCTGAATATTTACAGTTGGAATTGCAGACATCTTCAGAGGGTCAATCTGAGACGCCATGCCAACAACAGGTGTAATTAAATCTTGTAACTTAGTATTTTTAACTGCAGTTTGAATTTGCCCCAGCAAAGTTTGAACCTGCTTTGCGTCTGCCATCTTAGTGACATCGCCAAGGCTATTTCTAATAGTATCTACATAACTGCTAACATTGCTAATTGCTTCGTTGCGTTGATCAAGATATGGTTGAATTGAATCAACAATACTTTGATATTTAGTTTGCGCTGTATCAAAAGTCTTGTTGGCAGTATTAAGAGCAGTTTGCGCAGGCTTAATAGTGCTATTTTGATACGCTTTTTCTGCGTTTGCTCTTGCTGTATCTAGTGTAGCGTAGGCTTTATCAACTGCAGTAACAGCTTTTCCATACGCAACCTCACCTGCTTTTGCTTTTTTGTAGTCGCTATCAAACATACTATTGTATGCTTTGTCACGAGCGGCTTCAGCAGTTGTAATAGCCTTAAGAGCATTCTGGTACGCGGCATTCTTAGAAAGATATGAGCCATCATTAAGCGCGTCAGTCAACTTATCAAGCTTTGCCTGCGCCGCATCTAAAGCTTTTTGCGCGTTAGTAACAGCAGTCTGGCTAGTTTTTGACGACGCTTGTGCATCTGTGTATTTTTTGTTTGCAGCAGTGACTGCGTTAATCGCTTTTTGTACATCTGCTAGTTTTACAGCGGTGTATGCCATATTAGCCTCTAGGATTGATGGCGCCAACTAATGCAGCGGCCCAATCTTGCCAATTATCAAACTTGTATGGGCCCGGAATGCCTTCATTAACAAACACGTCAATGGCGATTAGGCCTGCGCCCCAGTCTTGCCATTTCATCTCATCTGATGGTATTTGTAATTGCTGTGGCGCGTAGAGCTCACACATTAACGACGCCCATGACATAAAACTATGGTACCTTGGGTCGTAAATAAGACTAACATCAGCCATTGTAGCCTCTTACGTCACCAATATTGCCTACCAATAGAATGCGGCCTGTTTGGAAATCACCGCCAGCAGTATTGCTAACAAACTTCAATCGCAGCTCACGCCGTTGCTCACGTAGATCGATTTTGTTAGTACCAGGGCTAAATGTGTAAGCATCAGATACTTTATCCGCCGCTTGAGCATATGGTCTACCGGTAATGTAAAGCTCCATATTGCCGGATTGTATGAAATCTGGCTCAATTCTGGACACATCCAGCCATACATTATTACCTACCATGGCCGGTTCAGAAGGCCCGCCGCTTACCCAACCTAAGTCATTGGTTTCCACATATGACTCAATGGCGTTAACGTTAGTGCCTTTAACTGCGTCAGTACCAATCTCATGCTGCCAAAGAGAGACTGTATTATATGTGCTATCAACAGTTAATTGAAATCCTGCGCCTCCACCAAACGTACCGGTAAGAATGTCGCCTACTGTATAACTTTGCCCGTGTGCAGTAATCTGAACTGCTGTTACAATATTGCCTGCCACTGTAATAGTGGCATACGCGCCTGTGCCTGTGCCACCTGTTAGAACAACAGCGGTATATGTGCCATTGGTATAGCCACTACCAGGATTAGTAATACTAACAGCGTTAACTGCATAAAGAGATTCTGGATCCCAACCTGCATTAATTGGGTACCTAAATACTTGTGAGAAATAGCCTGCTGATCTACGAGCGCCTAATGCTTGGCCTGCGTCGTACCAACGATTCTCACGAATATTGTAGATAATGGCGTCATTGCACTCTGTCGAGTTGCCACGTGGATAGAACCACCAAATCTCGCCAAAGCGAGGCACTTTGGATGCCCAAACTTTATTTCTTTGCGCATAGTTTAGATTGTCAAAGAAATAGTTTTGATTCATATCATTGGGGATTTCTTTGACCACGCCGTTATATAGCAAGAAGCGATCAACACCACACCAATAATAAATTCCGTCATACTCAATTACTGATTGGCTTGATAGAATGGACGATTGACTTGAAATAATGTCGTAACGCCAAAATAAAGTTTGCGCGCCAATTGTAGTTGGGTTGTATGAAACTCGAATTAATGAGTCCAAAGACCAAAACAGCCCAGATGGCGCATTAGAGCCACCTCGTACAGGCAGCCCTTGTACAATTTTTGTGCCTGCTACGTTAGTCTCGTTAGCATCAGCAGAATTCCAATCAGTAAAATCACCTGCAGCACAATTCTTAATGAGTCCATTATTACCGTAAACAAAAATGTAAGGGTGCAGCACAACAAGGCCGCCACTAACTGAAATAGGGTTATTTGTAGGCGCCGAACCGCCGGTATCTGCTAACTGCGCCATGGACGTACCGGTAATCAAACCTTGCAATACAGGCGTGTTAATTTCAGATGCAATATCTGATAGATTTTGTCCAGGATGCGCAACAAGCGTATTGGCTGCACCAGCTACATCATAAAACGTATCAAACTGCCATAGATTATTGGCATTAGCAGCAAAGTTAGATAAAGTAAAATCCAGAACACCGGTGCCTACACCAATATTGTTAATGGGGTTAACTTGTAAACCTGCAGCGTAGCCGCTAAAAACGTAACTCAAACCTGCTTGTGGGCTAACATAAATGCCGCGCGATGGGCCTGCAAAGTCATTAGAAATCTCACGATATCCTGCCATTTTACGAGGGCGGCCGCGCTGAAAACGCACCCAACGGCCATCTGCATAAAATTGACGATCAAATACAGTACCATCTCGCTGTATGCCGGCTGCGGTATCTAGCGCAAATACTTTTTCATCTGACATCAGAATGTGCCTCCACTAACGCCAGTTGTAAACGTACCTGAACCAGTAATTGTTAGCCCCGTTGCTGTTAAAGATGATCTTTGTGTGCCTAAAATTGAGATGTCAAATGCGCCTGCACCACTACGATATATACCAGTATTAGTTTCTGCAGCAAAATTAAGACCCGGTGTAGATGCCGTGCCTGAAACTATGCTAATGGCAGTTGCGCCGGATTGCGTAGTATTTGCATTGAAAAAGTTAGTGCCATCACAAACTAGCGTTGCCTGCTGCCCAGGTGGAATAGTTGCTGAAAACGAGCCTGGAATGCCTGTTGTAACTGTTAATGTATAACCATTATCAACAGTTTGATTACTAATAACGTATAGATTGACGATAGGTGGATACGTTACTACAACATTACCTGACAAAGTCCCTACGTATTCCTGAATAATATTAGATGCTTCTGACGGTGTCAGTGTATATGCGCCTGAAACTACAGGCTTTGTAATGGCATTAAATACAAATTGACTACTAGTGCCATATCCTACAGTAACGTACTCCGTACCAGTGCAAATAACAAATGAGGCTTCACCCGGCGCGTATTGCTTAAATGCGCCACCATCAATTAACTCTACGCCTGTGGTGTTGATGGTTAACGTACCTGAGCCATTATTCTTAAAGATGGTGAACCAGTTATTGCCTAACGTAGCAACAGCTGGCAATGTTACACTGCCTGCACCACTAGGCCAAATTTTTGTTTGTGCTCTATCCGCAGCTACAAAAGTGTAGCCATTGGTAATATTGGTTGCAGGATGGCTTTGATTTAGTGTTGCTGAAATGGCCAATAAGCCATAGCCTGCCAAGGTTGCAGCATCTGCGCTAGATGTTCCTGTACCAAATGCAATGATACCCCAAGTACCAGCAGCAGTAGAGTTAGAAGTGACATAGATATATTCCGCTTGACCTGAGCCAATAGAAATGATGGTACCACCAGAACTATCTTTAACAGTGAATGCTGTTGCGCCAAGATTGCGAATCAACGAGTCAGTGCCAACAGAAGTCTGGTTGGCAGGCGGCATAATCAATGATAAGCCGCTTGTAGATGGCGTAACCTCCATAATACGTGCAGCATAGTTGCCAGTAGCATTGCCATTGATGGGCCATGACAGCGTCGTATTAGAAGATAGCGTAAACGAGCGATAGCTTACGTCAGTAGGCTGAATGACGTCGCCAGTAAATGGTGAGACATAAGATGTCATGAGTCAACCGCCACAGTTTGTCGATCGCCTGTACGCTGTATATCTTCAGCTTTTAGAGTCGCCATGCTCTCATCATACAGCGCTTTCCATACGCCAATTCGGCTGTCGTTCTTTAAGAATGGCATAGCCTGCAAGAGGCTACCATATAACAAAGCTTGTGGCGCGTATTCAGTAAACCAATTGGTTTGATTGGTCGCATCCAAAGGCTGCGGACGCTCGTAGTAAACTACCTCAAATGGATACGCTGCAGCAGGCGTAGGCGCAATCAACCAATGCGTATAATCATAGTCAGCGTAATACAGTGGCACATCTGTATCAGTGGCATCAGGCCAGTAATTACGCAAATACTCATACTTGCGCAATAGAACTGGCTTTTTCTCGCCATTAACAGTAATGGACATAGACACCGTTTTACGCCAACGAGCCGGCTTGGCAATTACTGGATTCCCAGATACCATAGTTGCGGTATCCACAGTCAATGTGCCAAGAAATTTGATCTGGCTTGCAATGATTTGCTCAGCCAGCATAATAAAAGTGGGGATCTTATTGATCGTGGCAGTGTCGGTACGCTCAAGATAGCTATCGATATCGGCGGCCAACGATGTGTATGTCA